TTGTTCAGGTTGTTCAGGTTGTTCAGGTTGTTCAGGTTGTTCAGGTTGTTCAGGTTGTTCAGGTTGTTCAGATTGTTCAGGTTGTTCAGATTGTTCAGGTTGTTCAGATTGTTCAGATTGTTCAGATTGTTCAGATTGTTCAGATTGTTCAGATTGTTCAGATTGTTCAGGTTGCTCGGATTCGGTTAGTGATGGTTCTGATAGAGATATATTCACTTTATTTTCAACTAATGACTCTTGTGCTTTTTCAAAGTTATCGGATATTTCATCATCATTAGAGATATATTTTAGTGTAATAGGTAGTACTATATCTTTAATATTTATCTCCTCGTCTTCTACTACAAATTCATCAAATACTATCGATGTTATTCCATTATCATCAATCGAGCTATGACCATACGCATATCCTTGTTTTTCATTTTGTGTGAACGAAAAAGTCACAATATCTAAGAAAACAATATTATGATCGGTGTTATTCCCAAAGGGAAAAAGAACCGCCGGGATATTATCAATACAGCTTAAAGTAACATTTATTTCTGTACAACTATCTATCTTGCTTTCGTCGCCCTGATGGTAATTTTTCCTATCATAGAAAAAAGGTAAATTGTTAATAGGAGATACAGAAACTTCGCTGTATTGTGTCTGCGAATCTTTACTGTCTTCTGGGCTAGGTGGATCGGAAAAATTTGCAATTTTTGATTCGGATTCTCGTGTGGAGTTTCTAATTAAACTCATAATCTCTTCCTCTTCAGTAATATCAGAAATTTCAGTCGATTTATTATCATCTGAATTCACTTGTGTAGCAAACACTTCCGAGTTACCTAGCTCCTGTTTCAGATATGTTTCTATATTATCTAAACGAGTAGAAATTAATCTTATTATATTCTTATTAGTCTTCTCTTTTTCATCGATATAACTATTGATAGACTCAATATCAGCTTGTAATTTCTTAAATTCATCATGGGTAATGGAAATCTTTCCGTGTTCAGATATTTTTATCACTGATGCATTATCATTGGATGTATCTGAAGAATCAGTCGAGTAAGCAATTTTATCACTACTGTTGTAGTATTTAGTTTTAAAATTATCAACTGGTTTAGACCATCGAGCACTAGATCGGTTACAACTGTTACTTGACCAATAAACATTTCTTTCCCCCCGGGTATCTACCTTTCCTTTATCATTTCTTTTATCCGATCTATAATATTCAGGTTTTCTTTTGTCGGGGAATTTCTTATCAGGTGATAGTTTTCTTCTAGACTGTCGGTTCCTTGATCTATTTAGACTAGATCGGTTTCTATCACCATATTGTTTGTACCTAGAATTTGTCCGGTTAGTTGATTTTTGATAATTACGGTTCATCGAGATATCGTCTTCTTCTCTATCTGAGTATTCATATGTATTTAGACGATCATACCTGATAGATTCATGAAAACTATCGGATGAAGACTCGTTGGAGTTTGATTTTACTTCAATTAAACTGACTCTATTTGCAATTTCATCGGAAGAGTCTGACGAATCATAATTCTTTGCTGGACGCCTCCAGCGACACTCAAAATTCTTCTTTTTTCTGTCAAAGGTGGTTAATGAACCAAACATTTTTAATTGTTAAATAATGGTTTAAAAGGATTATCCCAATAATCCATATTAATTAAAAATATATATTACATAATAACTACAGGTAAATCATAATATTATGATCTTAGTAGTGTTAAATAAAAATATTTCTTAATTTAAACAAATATTCCAAAAATGAAAATTTAGCCAAAAATAATACTATATTATATTATAGAACTATACCGTATATTTTCATCAAAACCGTGTCTAAGGTAAGTAGTTTATAAAAATAAAGAAAGATAAAAATCTGATTTTAACTTTTTATCTTTTAAAAGTAGGTTAAACCTACTCTAATGGGAATTAAAGGTCTAAATGCTTTTTTGAGAAAAGAATGTCCTGATGCTTTTATTGAATTACCAAACACATATTTTAAGGGGAAAAGAATTGCTATAGACTCAGATAATGTATTGCGCCGGTTTATGTCTAGATCTCACAAGGAAATTGTTGATAAGACTGATGTAGCTGCGATGGAACCAGATAGAGATGAGATTATCAAGAAATGGATATACCATGTCAAGAATTTCGTAATGGAATTGTTACAAATGGGAACAACTCCTATTTTCGTTTTTGATGGAAAGTATATCGACGAAAAATCTGAGACGCAGGAAAAAAGAAGGGCTGAAAAACAAAAACGTATAGATGAAGCAGAGACTATGAAGATGAAAATAATGGAGATTGATGAGTTGGAAAGAACTCCCGATATGATAACTGAACTAAGGAAGAAAATGCACCATTTGGGATTTTTAAGTTCAGACGAAAAAGAGATCATGATCGGAATTTTATCTGCAATTGGTATACCTGTTCTTAAGGCCACAGGAGAGGGGGAACAGTTGTGTGCTATGTTGTGTATTGAGGGGAAGGTAGACGCTGTTTATTCTAGAGATACTGATTTAGTCGCTTTCGGATGCCCTCTTACAATCAGCGAACCGGCTGGGTTTATTTATAATCCCAAAACTCGTCGAGTGGAGGAAAGCTTGAAGTGCACATTATTTAAACCGATTTTATCAAGTCTAAATATATCTTACGATACTTTTAGAGATCTATGTATCATGTCTGGTTGTGATTTCAATAACAATATGCCTCATTTTGGTATTGGTAAGTCTTTTAACATATTGAAAGATTGTGGATCGATTGACCATTTGCCTTCTAAATATCATGTCAGGTCTAAGTGTAAGAGAGATGATCATGCAGTATGTAAATCGATTTACGAAACTTATACCGATCAAACTAAATGTTTAAATCATTTGAGATGCAGGGAGATCATGGGTCATCGTGCTTCCCATGATATCTGCCAGGATAAAATAGTACTTAATATCAATACGAATTTAGAAGATGCTCGAGATCGGTTGGAGATGTATGGAGCAGAGGATTGGTTGAAAGATATTACATCACTGTATAATAACTTGCCGACACCTTCTAGTTATTTTATTCCTAAGCCACCAACATTAAGCCGATCTACCTTAAAATTAAATATAGTTAATAAGAGAACTGTATCAAAACCAACATTAGCGATTGTTGATAATAAAATTCAACATCATCTTACCGACATCGAAGTTATTTCTCAAACTCAGCAGCGATCCTCCCCTAAAAGAATCTCTGCCAAAAGAATAAATGATCTGAGTAAAGGTCAACATAATCGTTTGTTTGAAAGATATCCTTATTTAAAGACTAAAAAGGAATCACTCCAAGTAGGGTCTCAACCTATTATAATACCTGTAACCAATCAATCAAATTGAAATAAATTCCATTCTTGATTCTCTCGAGGTCTTGGATTTTATATAACATTCTGTTATATAAAATATGTAATTTAGATAGCTGTTTCAGTCAAATGTATGTCGTGACACTCACGACACATAGCCTTGTATAGATCCCTCCCACCCACAATCTTAGGATCGGTATTAGTCGATAATCTTCCAGTAAACGGAGCGGGTCGAATCTTTCTTTCGTTTTCACGACAGATATCACAAACTGCCTTCAGTTTCTTTACACGATCTGCACAAGGTATCAAATCAAGTACTTGACCAAATTTACGTCGGTAAGCATCACCATCCAGCGACGCAACAATAACATGCTTTCCATATCCCATTACCCATGTAAGAACACTTTCATACAGATCAGGGAAGAATTGTCCCTCATCGATAGCGATGTATTGATAATCTAATACATCAATGTCTCTAAGTTCCTTCACCTTCATTGAATTAATTTTATCAGATAGATATTTGTATTGACTATTATGCGTAGTGACAACATCATCTTGTTTTTCGGTAGTTCTAACATCATCAGCATGGTTGATATACAAAGTATCAAATCCAATATCGGCCATCCGTGCCAGTTTCAGAATTGCAGTCGTTGATTTTCCTGAATACATAGGCCCCAGATAGAGTTCAAGACTTCCCGTGCTGAATATTTCCTCAAACTCACTATCTTCATAGGTATTATTCACTGAATCTTCACGATCACTAAAATCGTCTGAATCTTCCAAAGCGGGTAAATCATCATAATTACTAGACGATTCATCATAGACTGGTGTATTTTTTACAGTCTCTTGGTATTCGGTGGATCCATTATCACTTAAATCATCTGAATCTTCCAAAGCAGGTAAATCATAATTAGATGATTCATTAGTTGTGTCATTATAGACTGGATCAGGTTTTATAGTTCCTTGACAGTCATTACGATTTTGAGTCTCATTATCCGGATCTTCATATTCCAGACTTACCGATTCTCCTGAAAAAACTTCAGAAGATTCAGCATGATTTTCAGATGGAGGAGTAGATTTAGAAGGAACAGTACCGTTCTGAGGAACGACATATTCCTCATCGCTAGTCTCATAAGATTCTGACTTAGACGAGTTCTCGGGAGTTAGAATGCGTCTTCTCTTAAATGGAATATATTCCTCTTCACTAGAAGTAGAGCTTTTGGATAAACCATGACCGGAATCGGGATTATCTATCTCGATATTATCGATCATACCTTTCTCGATATCCCATCCTGATTCCTGGTTATTTAATGGGTTAAATGTCCATTTCGGATCAAAAACTGTGTTCTCAAAGGGATGTTCAAACATACTAGTTTCTTGATCGAATGTGTTAAATGTTCCATCAAAGTTTCCAGATATGTTACTTTGTTCCTTGAAATCGAACTCTGTGTCAAAATTATAATCTCCAAAACGATCTTCAGAAAATGTAGTTGATCCTTTGATCACTTCGTCCCAATCGATGGTTTTCACATCTTCTGGTTTATCTTGGACAATAGTTGGATTGGATTCAGAAGAGTTGGTTGAAGATAGATTTTGATATGGTAAATCATCAGATGAGCTCCAATCATCGCTCCAACTCTTAGTTTTTTCCATAGTTTTATTAGAAAAGTCATCTTCTAAGACTTGGTAATTTTCACTAGGTATATCTTTAGCCATTGATGAAATTTCAAGTTTTGTTTCTGTGGTTTCAATATCCATGGTTACAATTTCGGAAATATTTTGTTTATTTTCGAAATCAGAATTTGTATCAGTATCAGTATTATCTGAATAATTTGATTTAAATGACACTTCTGAAGAATCTAACGAATTACTACCTGGAATAGATTCCAACTGAGTATGTGTCGGCGAGTCATGGGCCTGGCTAGTATGGTCAGGTGTAGATCGTTGTGTTAAATTATTAGATACCGTTTGATCAATATTATTAATCTGGCGTTTTGATATATAATTATCCTTTGATTTATCTTTTTTGAACCAACTTATCAGGCCATCCATCTCGATTTGATTAGAAGTTAAAATGTTTCTATTTAGATCAAACTTCGTCTATCTGAAATGTCAAGATGTGCTATTAAGATAAGAGAAACTTTAATGTTACGTAGAATTGATCCTGTAGATATGCTTAGAAAATATCTAGCAGGAGATTTTTCAACGATGAAAATTCCTAAAGATAAAGTAATATTATCTTCGAATTTTATTAATTTAAACCAAAGGATTGGCCGTGATCATAATTCCAAGATATACCGATTCAACGACAAGACAAATCACGGCCAAACAATAGTCACTACGGGTCATGACCAATATCAATATGTTAATAATAAGATGGAATCTAAAAATACTGTAAAGCCAAAAACTTGGTGTCTCTGGTCAAGACGAGAAATAAAAGGTGAGCCTATCAGAATACCTATTGCAATGGAAAAGAATATGAATACTAATAAGGTGATCTTTTATGGAGAAGATACTTATGCTAATTTCGGATGTGCATTGGCTGGGTTAAAGCGGATATATACCTGTCATCGAAATTATAAAGATCCTTTATATATGGATGCAGAACAATTATTGCACTGTATGTATCATAGGATGCATCCGGATAAAGCTGGAACCAGAATTGTAGAGGCTAAGGATTGGAGATTATTGGATATCAATGGAGGACCCTTGACTGAAGAAGAATATGATTCAGAAAATTATGGTTATGTTCAGGTCCCTAATGTGGCCGTACTCCCGATCAAACGGCAATACATCAAATTAACTCTTCCCGGAAAGAAATAAACATAATAATTTATTTTGATCAAACAAAATAAATTATGAACAAGAATCGTTGTCAGGCTATAACTCAAAAGGGAACTAGATGTACTAAGAGCGCGGTTGAAAACGGTTGTTGTTATATTCCCGCTCATAAGAAACAATTACTTACAGATGGTCAATATTATTCCTTATAGTCAAGTAGAAGGTGATATTAATTTGGCAGCCATCGTGATATATCCAATTTGGGGTTCTTCCTGTAGTCAGCTATTGCTGGATGAGATAATCAAGCACTTCAGTCGCTTCGATGATAAGAAGATTGGGTTAGATATTACTCCTCGGTATAATGCTAAGTATAACAATTTAATTTACTGGGCCAATGGGTCGGGGGATCATAAGAAAGTACTATCTGATAAGTATTTCACCTCCCCAGAAAAGATATTCTATAAAGGACACGAGCTCTATCCAAACGTTAAATAAGTTTTTAGATAAAAATCGGTATGTGATATTCCGTTACCTATTTATGAGCAAGTCTCTGATGTTGATGGAATATTAAATACACCCCAGATAGATGAAGCATTGAAAATACTGGGAAACAGTGGTATCAACTACACTCACGACTGGGTTGAGAATTAAAATATATGACCACCCCCGAACTGCCGTCAATTTTATGATATAATATCATAAAAGTGTTATAATTAAAGCTTACGGACAATTTGTAACGAATAGATCAATATTCTCAAGTGCTGTCTCGATCAAAGTAGCTCCTAAAATATAATCTGTACGGGTAATACGGAACTGATTATAACCAGCTTGACTAAATTCGCATCCTTGATATTGTGGATCTGTATCAATAATATTATTAATAGCTGAAATAAGACCTAAGTTAGTTACTAATCCTGCGGCATAACCAGTTTGCTGCATGGGGCCGCCAATAAAACGCGTGTGAAATTCTGGATCAAGGGCGATAGGAATATTTGTCAGATCGACAAATCGTTGCGCAGAATGATATACAGACCATGCATATTTTGAAAAATTCTCGGTAACACATACAACTTGTCTAGCACCGATACGACTTAACACGACTAAACCTTCTACGGCCGATTCAGAATTAAACGTATTTATATCAGGACATCCATTCTCGTCAAAACGAACGTAATATCCATTTATAATTCCCAGCAACTCACCATAAGTAGCCCAGCCTTCAAACAAAGGACCAGCTCCCGGTCCAGTGTAAGTGTAAGTTTCTATTTGGCCTTCCGTTAGAAATCCGAAATTTTGATTCACGTTCGATAACCATGAAATCTCACTAGGGTTTCCTCTTAAGACATCCATAAGATTAGGAACACTGTCAAAACCGTGACCCAATACTAACTCGTGAAGAATCAATCCGATATTATTTGTGACGCCAGTAACATCTTTAGGTGTCAATGTACTGATAGAAGTTGATGATATAACAGATTGAGTCGGGAAATCAATACTTGAACCCCCTGTAGCTACTCCTCCAACCTTACCCCAAAATCGGAAATAAAGTGTCTGAGTTGAGGTCTTATCAAATGTGTAACATTGTTCCCCATTAGTATCAACAAATGTAGATTTGTAATAATCGGTCAAGAAAGGATCGTCAAGTAGATCGTCATCAAGGGCTCTATCTAAAATCAGACCACCGAGTTTTTGTGCTACCCAATCACTTATCCACCTAAAATAAGTTCCTTGTTTGGTTCCAGACTGAAAGTCAGCAAAATTCAAAATTTCATTATCACGGAAATTATTTAAAAATTCTTCTCTCTTTCCGTTTTCGACATCCTCAGGTGCAGTATATTGATAATATTCCTGATTTGGTCGAGCCGAATTTTGGTCCGATAAATTTGTTGCTTCAAAATTACCTTCTGTAATAGCATAATGTTGTCGATAAACGTATTGAAAGTTAAAATAATTATAGATTAGATCATCTCCGTTCCATTCATCGTCTTTCTTGGTTCCATCTGCATTATATCCGTAATGACGTCCTAGGATTTGAATATCCGACATATTATTAGCGGATCTTTCCAATGCGGAATTAATGGCCTCTAAGTAGGTAACTTCGTGACCACTTTGATTAACTCGACATACCCCGGCATCTTCAGGAGTAGCAAAATCGAAATCAACATAATATTGTTTGACATACTCATTACCGACATATTCCTTCAGATCATATAATATCTGATTAACAGCAAATCCACTCTGAAAAATTAAATCGCCGAGAGAAGCATCGACCCCCACAGTTTTAACTTCAGTGTTATAGTTACTTAAGATTTCTTCTACACTCGTGTATGGAATTGTACCTGTTTCTGGAGGACCACATATTCCGCGATTCAAATCTACTTTAAATAACAAATTGAATTGATCGCCATCATGCAAATCCTGTACCATCTGAAGATTTATTTCATTCCATGTATCCATTTCTTGAATAGCAGATTGATATTCCTCGAATAATTCAACTAATTCTTCAGGGGTTGTTCCTAATGGTCCAGCTTGGTTGTTAGCATATTCCTGATTTAAATCCGATCGATAAGGCATCGGAACTGACACGTCATGGGTTTCATCATAAGAAGTTACAAAGTAAACAGCCAAATTATAATCTGGATTTAGCGGATTGATAGGATTCTCTTCTCTGTGCACAGATTTAACCTCTGGAAGTTTAGCTCTCCAGGATCCAGCGTAAAAATCATCTTGAGATTCTTCTCTTGTGACGACAAGTGATTCCTTCAAATTTCTCCATAACGGTCTCAGGACGGTCTCCCATATGTTTCTGCATTCACATAATATTTCCTCCGCATGTTCAGGAGTAGCAGCTAATTCTTCAATAAATGTATTGACTGAAAAATAACCGAATGGATCTGCGTTTTCCTGATTAGTTATAATCCACGGAACACCAACTGGAGCAAATACTTGCAAATCATCCCACGGTTGATCTAACGAATCCAATTGTGAATAAGTCATTACTATTCCTGGATTATTGAAATTTTCGAGTTCAAAACCTTCCGGACGTGGATAACCATCCGGATCCACACCATCATATGTATACAAGGATGAATTTGGTGCATCTACAAAGAAACGTACTCTATAGTAATTACCATGACTTTGTTTCTCGAATTTGGTTGATTCCTTGATAACTGTCGATAAATAAATTAACGCCTTGGGTATCATTTCAGCATTTTTATCGTCTAGACCCCAGAACTCGGGAGGAATGAAACCTAAGAATCCCCAATTCCATGTAAACCAATTATTTTGCAGAAATCCATAAAAGGATGAATCTCCATTAGTATTACGATTATAAAATTTATGCACAACCGTGAAATATAATCCAGTAAAATCAGGTTCAAAGAAATATAAATCATTGGCATATGAATTGGCTAGAGTTTTGAAGAAAGAAATACCAACTTTTAATCCTAGTATTTGAGGTTCATCGGCCGGAACGTCATTATCTAATAATAAATTAAACATTTCTATCATGGCCTCAAAGTATCTGTTAAGTCCCGGTTCCAAAAACTGCGTATTTTTAATATCAGTAGATAATGCACTATATTTACCACCGGGGTATATTTCGTAGCAAATCAATGCTGAAAGCGATAACAAATTTTGCACCAAATCATTGGGTGTTTGTTGTTTAGCATTAACAGTTTTGCGAGCAAGAGCTCCCGATACAGGAATAGGTTGAAACCCAGTCCAATCGAAATCCGGGATTGTTACCAATACTATAGAATTTTCACCGAAATAACCATTTATCAATCTCTCCATAGATGCTAATAACAGATCTGCATTCAGATCATCCATTGTAGCTGATGTAGTTTCTTGGCCTAGTATAGTTGAAGGAGTTTTAATGGCACAAGCACATACAGCCTCGGCATTAACATTAGTAGCATCAACATTTTCAGCATTGACATTGGTAGCATCAACATTTTCAGCATTGACATTGGTAGCATCAACATTTTCAGCATTGACATTAGTAGCATTGACATTAGTAGCATTGACATTAGTAGCATTGACATCAGTGGCATCAACTTTATCTGCTTCTAAACATTTAACCTTTAATTTTTCTACAACCTCGAGACGTTTAACTTTTAGTTCGTTAACTTCAACTTTATTAGCTTTGATCTTGCAAGCTTTAATCTTTCGAGCTTTAATCTTACGAGCGCATACTAACTCGTTTTCGCATGAACCAGAGCACTTTCGATTGCACTTGCGACACATATTTTAATTAGTTTTAATTTTTGGAATTATTACCGTCCTTTTGACAAAATATCCCAAAAAGTTAAATATGATAAAAAGTTAAATATGATAAAAATTTTCATAATATTATATTCCGAAATATAATCTTATATTATTGAATAATCATGTTTGAAGGTAATGACCTTAATAAGTTTTTATTTTTATTCATTGAAAATGCATATTACCGATCAAAAAATTTTGTCTAAATATAATATAATCAAACAGTTAGGTAGAGGCGGATATGGTGATGTTTACCTAGCGGTCAGAAATTCTGATGGAAAACAGGTTGCTATTAAAAAAGTTGAAGTAAAACCGGAGGAAAGGGAAGACTTAGAAAAAGCCATCGATAAAGCATTAATAGAAATTAGATTATTGAAAAAGGTTTCCGCTGAACCAGCGTGTAATTTATATATTTCCTGTTATATTGAACATATAATTAACTGGAATGATGGAATAATTTATTTAGTAATGGAATACATAGATGGTCCTAACCTTAAGGACTATGTCGAACCGCTTTACGAAACCCAAGATAGTGAAACAATGTTACAGATTATCTATAAAACGTCCAAGGCAATGGCTCTAGCTCTTAAACATGTCCATAATAATGGTATTTTACATCGGGACATTAAACCAGAAAATATTGTTATAGAAACTTCCACTGGAATCCCTAAATTAGTTGATTTTGGTATAGCTTGTCAAGCTATGTCCAAAGATAACGCTTTGTGTTCTGGACCAGATAATGAAGAAGTGGACCAATGTTGTGTTGGAGGAGGAGGTACATTTAGTTATGTTGCACCTGAGAGAATATTGTACGATGTAAGATATCCCCAATCTGATGTTTGGTCATTGGGTGCTTCTATGTATAGTTTAATTACAAGGAAAATTATATGGGGTCATAGAGATCCTGCTACAACTACTCCCTCTATGATACGACAGGCCATACTATTAGAAGAGCCTGAAAAGTTGGGTTCAGGAATTGAATTATTGGACAATCTTGTCGATGGAATGACCAAAAAAGATATATTTGATCGAATCACTATCGATGGGATATTAAAAATGTTACAGTATTATTAAGTTATGATATATCAATTATCATAAATTAATCAGCAGTCTCTTTTAATCTTCTATGCGTTACAATTTGGGGGAGTTATAGCCGGAGATAAATCGAAATTGATATTTTCGTCGTTTATAGTTACTTTAATTTTACCATCCGGATCTACGTTGTGTTGCATGCACACGTTTGTATCCGATTTTAAACACCAGGTTTTAATATCCTTTTGATTTCTAACCCACTGACAATTGATAGCAGGAACAGTAGTGTTTGTCGGTGCATTGGATGTAGCTTTGGGTTCATATGGATTATAGATTAATACAAAATCATTCTGTCCAACGCCCGGTTTGTTGTTAACATCATAATTATAGTGACATAATATTTTTGTGGGATCTTTTTGCCATATAATAGCATCTTCTAATGTATTCGAACCATTAGTATATGTTCCATACCTCCATTCGTAACTTTTACAATCTGAAGATTGACCTTTTCCTAATGGTGGCGTTTGTAAGAAATTTCCGGAGGTTCCTACAGTTGTGCCTTCAACTATTTGACTTGTTGCATAATCTGTTGTACCGGTGGGTGTGAATGAAAAAGTTTCTGCTAAAATCTTATTATCCTGTTCCACTATTTTTTTCTTTTCTGTATCTACGTCTTTCCTTAATACAAAATATATTATAAGTGCAATTACTGTACCAATAATAGGTAATATTAGGAATATTACTATTAAAATAATTATAATAGTTGAGGTTTCCATTTTTAACAATAGATATTAATTTCTAATTTCTGAACACTTTGAAAAATAAAGAAGCTATGGATATATTTAAATATCTGGTAGAACATGGGACAGACATTATGTAAATTTTTAATTAATCAGAGACTTCATCCGAATCAATATCTTGTCCCATTAGCATTAACTTGGTCTCCCATCTATCCGCACAACTATCCGCTGTTGGGCTAGTCGACATCTCCCCAATGTCGAGCCTTTCGTGTTCACTATTCGTCTTATACACCATCTTAAGAGGTTTGGTATGAAATGGGTTAACCATTAAATTTTTGTGATTAACAAACACATCCAGTGACTGGGTGACATGAATTAGACTATCATTGTCCACTACTCCTCTCAGTTTTGTACATGTGGATTGTTCCACATTAGTATAATTGTGTTTAGGTGTTCTAAGGGATACATTTGAACCATACAACACATCGATCCCCGCTATAGTTCCACTGCTCAGATATACTCGAGTATCATCACAATTACGCACCATTACATGTTTAATTTTGTTTTTAAATAATACAGTATTACGATTGAGACCATCCAAACAATAGGACCTTTCCATCTTTCCATCAATAATGATGGATGTCCCACCTTTTGTATATAATTCGGACATATTCCCAAAGCTGGTCCCCTTATAATCATATAAATGCTTCTTAGTTTGACTTTTCTCCCCATGAAGAGTAAAAACCTGTTTTTGATTTCTACCCCTCTGAGTAACTATTTGTTCCGCAATTTGTTTGTCGCGGTCTTTATTAAAATTTCTTTCGTTCCAAAAAACTGGATCCATATACAAATATTGTAACTGTTGTAATAATACATTAAAAAATGTATTATTAGATCATTTGTATTTTTATTAATATTAACAATCGCATAAATAGATTTTATCCTTTTAAAAACTTTAAATGCTATATTGGATCTTTTTCATAATAATTTTGCTGGTAATTTTCATATTAATTCTGGGATACTATCTATATAATAACCCTACTGTTGCTTTGACTCCCTACAATATATTCGTTAGTATGATCACCTCTAACCAACCATACTATACCAAGAAAGAAAAGGATAAAATCTTTCCTACTGGGCTGGAATTAGAAGAAAATTGGCAAAATATTCGTGATGAAGCCGTCGGAGTGTTTGATTATATTCAAGGAAATGTAACTAAGAACTTTATAAAGAACACGGATGATTTTTGGAAAGGCTGGAACACCTTCCCGTTAAGAATGTTTGGACAAGATATCAAAGTCAACATGGATATGTGTCCGACGGTCTCCCGAATCCTGGATAAATGCCGAGATCAAGTTCCTACCGCCTTCTTCTCAGTAATGGAACCCTATAAACATCTGGATGCCCATTATGGACCATTTAAAGGTATTCTTAGATATCAGTTAGGATTAGTAATTCCTCCTCCAGAAAGTGGAGAGTGTTATATCAGTGTTGATGGAATAACCTATACTTGGAAGAACGGGGAAAGTACACTGTTCGATGAAACTTATCTCCACTTTGTTCACAATGATACTCCCTATCACAGGATTATCCTTTACTTAGATATTAAACGGCCTTTTAGAACATCAGCTATGACTTCTATTAATGATTTCCTGTTATGGTTAATGAAAATATCACCACACAATCAGAAAGTAGTTAAAAGCCATTCCACCCAATTATTAAATAAGCTAGCTTATAGTCAAGATACAGAAGATGAATATAATACTGATGTATCTGATGTATTTTCTAATTTTCATGGCGATAATAATTGGTTCTGAACTTGGAGCATATCTATGGCACCGCTTTGGAGCCCATACTGATTTTGTTCCCTTAGTCCACGATACTCATAAAATTCACCATAATGCCGATCTAGGACATGAAGCTCATGGAGATTTCTTTTGGGTGATACTGATATTGACGGCTTTAGGAGCGGGTCTGATTGTAGCATGGTATACAAATTATCTGTTCATTCAACCTATTTACGTTATGATTGCATATTTATTATTGGTGATGGTTTTTGTGTGGAACTGGTATATACATTCGGCCTATCATATTCCAAACCATTGGCTAAATCGTTTTTATTGGTTCCGAAAAGATAAGAAAATGCATCTTCAACACCATGTTAATCCCCTGGTTAATTACGGAATTGCTTCCCATTTCTCAGATATTGTGTTTGGAACTTATGAGTATCCAGAAGAAGATCCTACCACTGTGTTTAACCTTATGAGAAAATCAGAAGATTTTGATTTAGAACTATAAATATGTAATTTACATTAGCCTTTGATACATAAATAGAGACGAATTATATGTGATAAAAACATCAAATATAATTTAACGAGATAAATGAGGTTTCAGCTTGTATTGAAACCAACTAAACAACCCATCCTTGGTGGTAGAAGGACTATAATGAATGAAGGGATCAATAGTTTTTATCGCTTCAGGACTATATTTATCTCGGTTGGTGTGGACTGCTAAAATTAACCCCAGAAACAAAATTGGTTTGAAGAAGGTATATCGACGGTCCATGTTATCAATCCTATCGACCGTATACACTAATAACCGATCTAAATTTCCATCTTCCCTATAGTCATAAGTGGCAATCGTGTTAATTTTCAAATCTATATCATCATTAATGTCTAACATATCATCTACTAATTGTATACATGCCCCCAGTGTGTATTCCGTATCAGTAATCTCTAATCCCAATAACGACTGTATAGCATTACAAGTTAATCCCCCTTTCCACTCACATATTTTAAGGTAAGTATCTCTATCTAAATTGTCATGAGTTTGTAGATACATGGTTTTAACTTCAGCTCGGAATAGCTCCTTTAAATGTTTTTCTGATCCAGGAAGTTTAGTTACCATTTCAATATATTTATCCGCGACTGCTTGAATAATCGGAGAATCAATCTGTCCCATTTCTTCATCCCCATCTCCCACTTTTTTGATGAAACTATTGATCTGTTTGATGGTACTAATTTTCTTCTCCATGGTTATGGTATCATCATCTAGATAATGATCCGTTAATATATAGCAAGATGAAAAGGTAAACAGCTCTTCCATATTATTAATGTATCCCAGTTGCAATAAGGACATAATGATAGAACCAAAGAAACATATCGCTCCCGATGACTCTGCTCCTTCGGCGAAATCGTAATTTATTTTCTTGATCCGTTGTCTAAACTGATTAAGCGCCGGAGAAAAATCAATACCTAGGGAGAAAGTATACAGTCTTAATAGCAGATTATGTATATTCGTCTTATCTGACTTAGCAGGAACCCAATTTTGTATTTTTTTATGAATAGAATCCATGGAGCAATCGAACAGTTTATTGATAATAAATGATTTGATAATAATAGTTTTATTTTTATAGAAAACTTAATTAAATATGGAACGTAGGCTTAAAACAACTAGAAGAATCTATGTCAGACATGCTGATAAAGAGTATGTTAATGGCGATGCCGACATGTACAAACATGATCCAGGTATAACAGAGAGAGGAGTTGAAAAATCCAAAATGGTGGCTGAACATCTAATCGAACAATGGGGGATTCCCAATCGAATTGTTGTATCTCCTTATCGAAGAACTAGAGAAACTGCCAAAGTAATGAGATCTGTAATAGGTAAGAAAATACCTATTCACGTGGATAGAGAAGTATCAGAATATCTGGGAAATCACCGAGAAGTTGATATCGATGTTACCGAAAGTACATTGGTACATGATCCTCCTCATCCGGAAACATTCACGGACATGAAGAATCGTGTTAAATCACACCATCATAAAATCACTAAGTACACAAAGAAAACTAGCGGTGTAATATGGATTATTACACATGGTTTGATTATGAGACAAGTTGCAAGTTTAATTGGAATCAAGATGACCAGAGACTTTCCGAGTTTGACGTGTCTATCGATTCTAGATGGCGAAAGTAAAACAACAGGGGAAGTAATTATGTTTCATGATGGGACAAATAATGAAGATATCGACGACCCAGATCAAATTAGAACCCCTGAAGTTATAGAAGAGATAGAAGTAGCATATTAATGATTGATTTGAGATATCTCATCTAAATAATAAAACATATAATATGTTTTATTATATCGATAATATTACCGATTTATGGAATATCGATTATTGTGCCTTCATAGTCATCGGGTACTTCATTTCCATATATCTGTGTCTCTTCCCATTTATCTGAATAGTACCAACCTACATAGTTGACCGAAACAGCATCCGGAAGATAGCTTTCCAATTCCTCGAACCCACTATCTGCATGTTCCATATAATTATCTTCTGTACCGAAGTTAAACAAAACGAGATAATCTTCTTGATCATTCTCATCATTAACGCAACTGATTGAAATCTCAACATAAAAACCATCTTCCTCCGAATAAGAATCTTCCTCAGATGACGAATCATATGATTCGTACGAATCAACACAGTCCTTAGCAATATGTAATGCAGGTAGCTTCATCGTAGATGATACGATCTTAGAAGGAAAAAGATGTCCATTCTTATCAGTAATAGTCGAAAGTGAATTCATCGTATTTGTCATCAAACAAAATATATAATAAAATAATCAATTTTGGCCTTTAATAACAGTATTTACCAATAGAAGGTCCTTTAATATTATACCCTACATCAAACATTTTTACTAAATTAGAATGATCGAAATCCAAAAGTCCTCCCGGATAAGGTAAGTAGGGTTTGTAAATCCTCAATGGATAACTTTCCTGGTCAACTCCACAAACAGTATATAGTTCATGATTAGATATGGCATTTGCCAAAATATCATAAGCTCGAGATATTAATCCAAAAATATAATCGCTTTGTATTTCTTTATTGGTAATGTTCTGTATAGGAGGAGAACAGATTATAACATCGATATTTATATCGGATTTATAATAACCTTTACTAAGACAATCTTTGATAGCCGGACGGATAAGTTCATTGCTAAACGTACCACCGTCCACATAGTAATTTCCATCCAAATATGCGGGCGGAAAGACTACTGGAATAGCCGAAGAAGCCATCACAATCTGAGCAGTCCGAGATGCGTAACTGAACTCTGACTGATCAAACAGTCGGAGTAATCCAGTATTAAGATTGACTGAACCTATTAAAACCCTTCGACTAGCTCGACCTCCATATAGTTTGATCACATCTATTAAAGTTTTGTTAAGAGGACTGTTGTCTAACAAACTCTGATCACCAATTGGGTTCCAATTCCATCGGTATACATCAGAGGTAGTAATATTTGTCCAAATAGTTTCTAATAGTTCAATACCCTTCTCCTGTTCCGGAGCTGTAAACAATGATAATCCAATCCCATTGATAGACCCTACAGAAATCCCTGTGATTATGTCCCATTTCTTTCCCTGTTGGTGAAGTTTCTTCAATACTCCTGCCTGAAAAGCTCCGTGAGCTCCTCCACCGCTCAAAGACAGAATATTACAAGCATCGGTGGTTTCGATAAATAGCAATGGGATTAATATTAATATTATACGTCTCATATTTTATTGTTTAAAAATATGAGATCAATCAATCAATTATTATGTTAGCGAATGTCTGGAGTATCATCTGGTAGCCTGTCCTGAATCCCGATTTCATTGGTCTGCTTTTTGAAAATTTTAATTAACTCTCTAGTTAACATATCTGGTTCCTCCCCATCCCAGTGAATTGAACGAGTAGCACATTCCCAACTACAATATCCACCTACCCAGCCGCCATGGGGCCGGGGACGTCTTACTGCGTGCCACCGATGTCGTATTTTTAGATGACATTGGTCACAAACCCCACGAAACCAATCTGTTACATAATCGAATTCCTCGTCATAATCAAAGACGTCACAAAGAAACATTCTACATCCACCATACTTAGATGAAGGTGTGTTTAGGGTTAGATCTTGATCAATCAATGGATTTGCTGGACCGAAAATTTGGTACAACAATTTATCAGAAACTAAAATCTTATTAGCTTGATTCTCCATTACAGATTTAAGCATTTGGATCTTCTCTCCTCTAGTGGAGACTGATAATTGTCTCAATAGGTATTGTCTTGCTTTATCTAGTTCTCCAACCGAAATTCCCAAATGTGTCAAACCTTTGGTAAGTAACTCAACTGCTTCTTCATCTGGAGGAATTTCAAAAGGAACATCTCCAATATCTGGTTGTCTCATTAATTCAGATTCTGTAACTAATGGACCATTCATATAGTTTTTAACCCACCCAGGTATGGGTGCATATGAAGCCGTTTCCTCCATTTTGACAGTAGCATAATCGTATACTCGATCATTATCAAGATCATAAGCATGTTTTTGAACAATTTCATACGTGTCGTGAGGTTGAATACCAAAAATTTTATCTGCCTTGTTACAAGCTGTAGTAACTTGAGGAGAACTGTCTCCGGCTATCAAATCATCCATTAATTCAACGTATGTAAAATCCTTATGTGATAAAATTATAAAAGATAATGTGGGAAGATTAATTTGATTGATCAAAAATAGGCGAGATAGTAATTGCATTTTTTCTTCTTCTGGATAAATTACTTTCCAGGCATCCAAGATGACTTTAGCGGCATCCGCCCGATCATAACCTGCACATACTGATAAAAATGTAGACAAAAGATTTTCTGCTCGGGGTCCTATCTGGTCTAAAGGCATTACACCGAGAACTTGTTGGAGTCCCTTGATGTTATCGTCCTTAATATACACAATTGCTAATTGTATTACCCCAGACGCTTTCGGAACGCTCATGATAATTTATCTATCTCGATATTTTAAAAAACCATATTTTGATCATTTTTAATTTCCCGATCGGCCTCTCAGATGATTCAGTAAAAATTAACGGGTGATATTACGATTGGATGTCCATATCGAGTACTACCAGCGAATCGTTGCTGTATTTCCGAACCTGTCGGAAGCAGTTCTTCAGTAGCACTGCTCAATGCACCGGCCGCTTGTCCGGCCGGAACAATATCATATTCATCTATCATCCATATAAAAGCTAAAAATGCAACTGTCAATATTACAGCCACAATTATAGCATGAACGGTGGATCTACTATTAAGACCTAGGGTCTCGTATGAAAAATTTTCTAGAACACGTTGCCATACAGAAACAAGCAACCATCCGAAAACAATTGCAAGCACCAGTGTAGCAAATGGAGGTATATCCAATTCCCCTGATCCATCTAAACCAGCAGTAAAAACAGATTGAAGTACCATATTTGAAAGCTTTTTAAAAAACGATTTTTTTAAATTTTAATTATTTATCCTTCCATTATTTAACAAATAACATTATTATAAATTAAATATGGGAATATACAAATTTAATGGCGACTCCAGACAATCTACCGTTGAGAGATCTACAGAAAATAATTTTAGGTAAAAGAAAGGAGACTTTATCTGTTATCGAAATCCGAAATCTGTTTTCATATCCAACAACCCCAGAGTCTATATTGTATATAATTATAGCATTAAATAAAAAGAAGATCGATCCGAACACAACATTAATTCAGGGTATGGCTAATGCTACCAAAAAGGAAGATTTGGTCCCAATAGCTTTAGCTTTAAGATATGGAGCTGATCCTAATTTATACATTAACGCTCCCAACATCGGAGATATTCATATACTTGGTTATGCATATTTAATATTGAATAAGAAGGATCTACCTCTGCTGAATTCAGTAATTATTATGTTAATGGTGATGGGTGCTGATCCCAATCTTCCAATCTTTGATTCTAAAGGAGGTGTAATTCGTGACGAGTTTTCATTAATCCAACCTATCAAAGGTCAAAGTGTTTCGGAATGGTTAGATGATCAGGGATTTGATACTATTATTCCACAAATCCAAAATCAGAATTATGAGCTTGTTGATAGTAAGTTTATGACTATGATTGCAACTTTCTTAGATAAAGATGATTTGTTAAAGCAGGATCCAAGATTGGACGAGGTTATAGGATCTCACTCTACTGTTATTTTTAACAAACATTCTGACAAAGCAAATAAAGATTCAGGGTTAAGAATTGCTAGAGATTACTTAAATATTGTAGCATTTGAAAAATTCATAGATCGGGGTGCATATCTCCATTACTCGGAAATTAACGATTTGATTTTATCTATCAAAAACTACAAGGATTTAGGTGATATCATATCAATGGATCAAATTAGTCAGATGTTAACATATTCTATCTCAAGAGGTACTATCCTAGATAAGTATCAAGAAGATATGCTAAAAAGTATTGATCAAAATGTCTATACCCGAATAACTACTGAATACGCTCAACCTTATTGGAAGAAGATGTGTCAAAATTCTAATGGAAAAGTTCCTGATAAATTCAAGTCTTTAGCTTACAGACTAAATCTCTATCCGGAATCACCTAAAGATACGCTGTGCTATCAAATTAAAAAGATAACTCAATCAGATCCCGAGCAAGTAAAGAAATCAGTTATCGAACGTCAAAAATATAGAATTAATACAATTGTATCTTATATCAATGAATTTCAAAATGGTAAACCTCCTCAGCTAGTATGTTCCAATCAAAGTGTTTTGAAAGGTGATATCTATGATTATCCGGATGTTGATATTGCTTTCTACAAGGATAATCAAGATTCCTTGTGGTGCTTTACAAGCAATAATTTTCTGAAAATTCTAGAACAGAAGAAAAATCCGTATACAACAGAAAAATTCCCGGAAGATTTTATCGAACGTGTCAAACAACAGAGTGTATTTATCTCTAGATATCGACTAATAAGTGATAATCCTGTTCCTATTTCTGAAACACTAGATAATATGAACAAACCCGATAAGATTAGTAATGAATACACTGATAAGTATTCAAAATTATTCAAGGAAATAATGTCTCTGAATGGGATTACTGAATGGAACATAGAGAAATTATCAAATAAAGATCTCGAGAGAATTCTTTCAGATAATTTCGGTATCGAAACAGATTTAATTTCTCTATCTAGGGATCATGCAGTAAAAACATTTTATGTTGTATCCTATCATGAATTAACAAGGAATCCAGATATAACGGATAATTTCTTCAACCAAATAGAATGTAAAAGCATAAACAAAAATAAAGTATCCCTATAATATAAATGGAAGAGTCCGGTTCATCTGTCTCTAATCTCATTCATCATTTAAATAGATTGAGAGAGGGAAAATCGTATATTATAGATTCCGTCCAAGATTTTGATTTATTGATATCGACTTTGCGAGAGATAGATTTAATGGTTGAAATGAAAGAACTAAAAGACTCAATAGTTAAACAGATTAAATTTTTATTGATTAATAACTCTACTGTACCAAGTTCAAAAATTGGCGAGAAAATAGTTAATAGTTCTGTTTTTGATGGACATATGCTTCATACAGTTATTTATGGACCGCCGGGGGTCGGTAAAACCAGGGTATGTACTATTTTGGTTAAGATATGGTTAGCACTAGGGATAATTAAACAACCATCGGTAAACAAAACGGATGATAACGAAGTTATCACTATATTTCCCAATGAAACACCCCCGGTCAATAATCACACCAAAAATACTAATGAGGATTATAATAAAATCCATGAAAATATTAAAACTCTTATTTCGCTTAATAAAATTAAGAGTGATGTTATTGAGAAATTACAGACATGCATATCTGACTTAAAATCTCAGATAATGTTAATTAATCCAGATATACACGTAATTAAAACAAAACTTAGGAAATTAAAAAGATTGCATTTCGATGTTGTCCCAAAATCTAAATCAAAACATGACAATATATACGATAGAGTAAATAGCCGACCAGTTCCTACAACTAATACGGTTAGTATTGATGATATATTGTTAGATCTAGAAGATATCGAAGCTCGACTCCGAGAAGAATCCGAGAAATATATTCCAGATGAAAAGATAGATTTTGTTGTACAGGTTATAAATCTAGAACAACCAAAACTAGATCTACCTCCTGTTATAGTCAATGAGCCATCTGTCACTAAGACAGAGTCCCAACCTCTTCCCGTATCTCCTGATTCTTTAGTTAAGATTGTTGGAAGAGATGATTTTGTAGGGGGGTTTTTGGGTCAAACAGCGCTGAAGACAGAGAAACTATTACGGGAATCTTTGGGTAAAGTTTTATTTATTGACGAAGCATATTCTCTTGTTAATGATGAGAAAGATTCATATGGAAGGGAGGCTCTAACAGTTTTAAACCGTTTTATGAGTGAACATCCTGATGAAATAATTGTTATTTTTGCAGGATATCGCAAAATGATGGAACAGACAATCTTCACATTTCAACCAGGTCTAAAAAGTCGTTGCACTTGGATGTTTGAAATTGAAGGTTATACCGAAGTGGGATTATCAAAAATTTTCAAACAACAACTACATCAAAACAAATGGAAATTATCCGAAGATGTTAAATTAGTCGATTTTTTCAAGAGAAATAAAGACGAGTTTCCCGCTTATGGAAGAGATACTAATAGATTAGTGTTTTATTGCAAAACTTGTTATACCGAATTTGTTTTTGATAATGAATCTGATCATAATAAGACTATAACTAAAGAAATATTAAAAAATGCATTAGTATATCTCCGAAATAACCGAATCAAAGATAGTTCCGAAACAAATATCTCACATCTGAATATATACATATAATAATATATAATAAGATTAGTTATTATATATTAACGACTTATATAATCGTGTCAATATCAAAGGAAATGGTTTAATTATTTGATAATTCTAAATTTATGACAATTGGAATTTTTAGATCAGAACGATCAAGTGTTAATTTCCATATCAAATATCCCTTTTCACGTTGGCTGGGTTTACGGTTGGTCGATATAACTTTATTATTTCCAACATAGTATCTAAGTTCTACTACAGCTAGTTGGTCGGTTAAATTTGTAAGTTTGGTATTTATAGTAACATCTTTTTGGTGAGATGTAATACCATCAATAGACGTTTCAAACTTTTGATGAGATACACTAGATTCTATTTCAACTTGGTTAGTTGTACCTACCATAAAAGATAAATCTGTCCCTTCTCTAGTTTCCTTAATCTGGCTAGTACCAGCATAAATAATTCCACTACTACTCCTATGATATAAATAGAGATCTCCATAAGGCAAAAATTTTGGAGCCATCATCCTATAGCCATAGGTTACTATATTATGACTTTCGACATCATGAACGTAATACTTAGTACTGTCAATGTCACTTTCAGATATTAAATCTATACTAAGAGTATTCTTAATACACTGAGATCCTATGTTGTATCGATAATTCTCTAGAAATTTGCTGTGTTTTATTTCTGTAACCATACTTCTACCGACAGTTTCTCGGTGAGGTTTGGAAATATTTCCAGCGATCAAAACAACATTCCCCGATAATTTCTCGTTCTGATTATCTATCTTACCTACCATCTTGAATAAGTCTATCTTATCATTATTGAATATTATCGTGTAGTGGGAATGCCAGCCAATGTTGTTAAATAAGTAAGACATTTGGAGTTCTCCTTTCAGATCAGTTAAATTAACGTTGACCGTACTAGCCTCAGAAACCTTATTTACTGCAATTTGTTTGTAATCCTTAATACGATACGTCCGAGTTTTATGATCTATTTCAGATACAATTTCGATAAGATCCGGCTGTATCGATTTTAGTTTTCCTATTACATGTTTGGTATAGGTACCTATCTCTCCGGAAATAGCTACTTCATCACCAACATTAAAACCCTCACTTCCTTCTACCATAGTATGTTTAACAGTATGAATACCATCTCGATCAAGATTGAACAAAACTAAACTGTTATTGTCGGCAGACTCTAATAGTTGTATTTTATAGCATCCTTGGGCCTTGCTAACATTCCACATGGAAGTGAGTTGTCCAAAATGTGGATAAATGATAATGTTTTCTTTTGACATTTAATAATATCAAAAACTATATTTTACTAATTTTAAATTGTTCTATTTCATGACTAATCGTAATTTTATTGACGATTGTATCCATATTTATAACGAATACTGTTATCCAGTTTTGTTCGGAGAAATGGATCGACCTCCCATATGGCCTGTAATTGTAACTGCAATAATAATATTTTTATCTATCAGCGAGATCGGATCTCAAAGTTGCCAAAATGGAAAATGTAATCACTATAATAATATTGAACCTTCTTCGATTTCGGAACCATCGTCTAAAAATATTGACACATTGATCTCAAGATTAAAACTTAACCATACTGTAGTCGGTTGGAGAAGAGCATTGATATTGGCAATGTTATTATCATTAATTATTTTATGTTTATTTTATCCGGGTCTCCCAGACGGATTTGATTTTTTCTTAATATCAACAATCCTATTCTTGTTAATTTACTTTACAACAGCTTGGTTCCAATGGCATTGGTGGAAACCTCTAGATTACAAGATAGAAGATAGATTGTTAAGTCTTAGACACAAAATTAAAGAACAAGAAATAGACAACGAAATCAGGAAATACCGAGATAATTATCTGAATGGATATTCATCTGTAATGGATAAAATATCATCTATACTAGATTAGGTCATTATTGTTATAGACAGATCAAATCCTAAAAGAGTTATAATTCCTATTAAAATGGAATCTACCAATTCCAAGTATTGGTCAGAAATGTATATTGCCGATGGAACATCAGATAAATCAAGTTTTATTATTTCAAAAGATCCACCTGTAAAATATGACGATAGCAAGAAGGTTAAATTATATTATGAAATTCAAGATAATGACTATGATGAGATCTCAGAGTTCTATCGTAAGTATAATAAGATGTCCACAGGAAATACAACACTATTACCAGTTTCCGAATTAAAGCGTTACTTATTGTTTGACAATACATGTGTAGTTATGAGAAGTGAAGTTGGAAATAAATTAGTGGGAGCTATTATATCCTTAGAATTACCCATTAGAAATTCAAATGGTGAAACGTCGGAAATAATCACACATGGATGTACGACTTTCTTAAATATACACCCTGCCATCCGAGGGTTCGGAATGGGAATGATATTAATAAGAGGTTTAATCTGGAAAGGATTTGAGAAACAGATTTTCTGTGATTATCATACAGTACACTTTAAAATTGGAGATAACAGTATACCATTAAATTGTTATTATCGTCCAATCAATCTAACTCGGTCTGCCAGCTTAGGATTCTTATACCCAGACTGTTATAACACAAAAGCAGCTACTAGAGTTAGATTAAGATATAGAACAACATTACCTGATCATCATAGTTATGTCAAAATAACTAAGAGTAATATTAAATCTTCGTTGCAATATTATTATAGTACTGTGGAGAATAAGAAATTAGCCTTTTATCCTGACACAGATTTATGGTCCAAATGGATTGAAGCATTCCCTACATATTTGGTTTACAATGGTGACGATATCGAGGGGATAGTTTCTCTGAATACTATTTACTGTGTGATCGCAGCTACAGGATTGGAGGGTCGGATTGCGACTCCCGTGATCTGCAATGGGAATATGAGATCAGTTCTACCAGTGTTAGTTCATATTTCAGATACATTAAAATACGATCTGTTATATTTTCATCAATATGGTGATGTTACAAGTAAATATTTAGAATCAATTAACTGTGTTAAGAACCCGCATACTATGTGGTTTTCACTATATAACAATCAGATAAATTTTAATGTATCCGATCTTTCAGTTCCACTATTGTAATTTTTGGAAGACAAATTTCCTAAAAAGTTAATTTAGAGACAAATCTCTATAATATAATATTATAAATTATTATATTATATTATTGATTAATTGCGTTTGAAGGTAGTAACCTTCTTTATATTATATCATTCGAAGAAGATATATGTAATACATTCTATCGATCAACACCGTGTCTTAGTGGTTCACTTTTTCTTTCCAACTGTGAAAGTATTCAGACAGGTATATGAACAATAAATTTCATAACTTTTTGATCCGATGGGTCTATATTCATAACAACATTTATTAGACCAAGTAGAATTATAAAAATTCTGATTATTGTCTGTTAGCCAGTTTTTTAAATATCTATGACATGTACCATCAGCTGAACAGTCGCTGTTTCTGTATATATTGCTAACATTCTTCATAATACAACAATTAGTACTGTATTTATCCCACCAATCGATAGGTAGTTGTATGATTTTTGGTTCGGGGTGGTTAATTCTGTTGTTAACTACTGTTTGATTTTTAGAAAATAGAAACAAACAAAGTACGGTTATTGTTGTTAGAACGATCAAGATACGGAAAGATGATTTTCGATCGTTTTGACCAGATGTGAATGAACTTGTATCTAAAAATAGTTGTTTCTTTGGTGATAACGAATTATTCCCGGTTCCAAGTACAGGGGATCCAGTATCTGAGTCTTCCGAATAGGAGCCACTATCAAAAGAGTAACTCCCGAAACTATCATAGCTGTCACCATACATTCCTGTTCGATTAGTATTAGTAGAAGGGATACTCTGGCCAATATTATTGTATGATTGTAGATGTTCCATTAGATTTTAATTATAGAAAAAGTCTCCCGTAAAGAATCAATTATGTTGTTTGATTACTATTTTAAATCATATTTTATTTTATTTTTGTATATATAAATATGAGTCGCAATTGCGGTTGTAATAAAAATAAGGACAATAAATATTATAAAAGTAGGAATTATAATGATTACAAATATAATAATCATAGATCTTACAAATCGCATCATAAGAAGGTGTATAAGAAGAAGTATAAATTAAACTATAAACACAAGAAAAAATACAATCGTATTAAGTCCAATCCTCAAGAATACACTATGTATCAAAATAAGTATAAAAATTATCGAGCTATGTCTGGATCTCAACTAAGATCTTGGGATATTATTCACAAAAAGGCAGCTAATGCGGTGACTGATGATTTGAAAAGGGAATTTGGTCAATATATAGAATATTTGTCCCATAGTTTTCCGTGTCCCAAATGCAGACCTCATATTAAATCATATTTGGGATCTCACCCATTAAAAAATCATTACGAAATAATTGAAAATGGTAGAGATATAGGGATGGCTAAATGGTCTTGGGAATTTCATAATGATGTTAATAAAAGATTAGGGAAATCCATCTTTTCATGGGAGAATTTCAAACAAAAATATTAAATATTATGGGTTTGGACTATTTAGCATCCTAAATAGAAATACTGTTTATCATCACATATATCGGCGTTAATATCGGAGTGGGTTTCAAAATCTTGATACATCTTGGGCAACATATCCTCAGGTTTCCATTTATTTTTTAGACGATCCAAATTCGAGGAAGTTTGATATTTACCATTATTACTATAATTAGTCCCGTTAGTTTCTCCCACATCGAAGAATACAATTTGTGCAATTCGGCGGCCTACCACCAGAGGAATTGTATAATGACACGAATTATTAGTAATTTCCATCGTCCATCTTGAAGTATACCCTACATCACCCCAACCAGCACATCGACACGTTTCAATGAAATTCCTACCCAGAGACGAACGACTCTTCATCATGGTAGTAATATGATTTACACCTCCAATAAATTCATTGGTATGTGCTAAAATTGTTTCCCCTGGGCCGATCAGTATTATTTTATCGTCTATCTTAATATTCTGTAGGAATAAACCGCTATATTCTTTTCTAGGTTTGGCTTGTTGAACTTTTCCCCACACTCTATCTATATCACATTTACTGTACATATTGTAGATATGACTACTTTGATGTTTTGGGATAGTTTCTCGGAAGTAGTACTCACCTAAAGTTATATCATAAGATGAGGTGTTCAAGTTACGTTGGTCAAATGGTTCGATCACAATCTCGCCTTTATTTCTAAACTTAATTATAGCTTTATCACTAAGGGTACTTAGCCTATCCATACTTAGATGTAATATTTATCTTCATAGATAGATATTATTATTTAGTATCACTTTTGAAAGATCTGGTTGGGTGATCTTCCTATGGTATCTTCACCTTGTATATATTTAGTCGAATTTGTTGGGATTATATTTATTTCCTGATCTCCTGTATTTTTTTTACTATCGAAATATGTAATTATTATCTTTTTATCATTGTAATCATTTAATCCGTTTTTAGAAACCACCTTATTTTTATTATAACATGAACACTTTTCCATAGAATTTAAACTTGGTTTCGGATTCATTGTTTATTTGATATGTATCATTATAAATAGAATTCTAATATTTAAAATGGATTATCATATCCTTGAAACTTATACTTTGAAATCGATGTCTAGAGACATCAACAAAGAGATATCGGTTATGATTGAACGCTTAAATCGATTAAGGGAACAGAAAGACATTATAGATTTAATAATTATTCATCGATATGAACAAGAGAAAGATAATCAGGTCGATAATGAAACAGTAATCGATCCTCTAAAATAGATAGTGGAGTACATAAAAACTGAAACAAATATCGCCAATATAACGACACCTTAAAAGATATGAACGAAAATGTAGTCTTAGATACGTACGATAAGACTAAAAAATGGTTAGGTGAACATGTCCACAAAAATTTTTTCCCTCGAAATCGTCCTGAGTTTGACATTTTGTGTAGTTTAGTTTTTCGTCACCCTACTAAATCCGAATGGAAAAATCAAATACCAACATCTTTTAAAATATCTCGGAGTCCTGGAACGGGATCTTTGGTAATGTATGTTAGATTTAAGGGAATGAGTAAATACAGAATTGTATCATGGGTTGCGTGTGCAAAGGGAAAACTAGCCAAACATCAAACGTCGGGAAATGATAATAACAAACTTAATGGTGCTATGAGATATGCTATTAGAATGCAGATCAGTAATTATCGAAAAACTCATCATGATCAAAAATGTACATTATGTGGAACAGGTTATCGTATTGAGGTAGATCATTATCCAAAACATTTTATAGATATTAAAGAAAGTTTTATTAAGATGAAGACAGAAAAGGGTAATGCTCCACCCACTGACTTTAAATGGCATCCGAAAAGGGGTAATTTTATGTTTAAAGATGGAACTAAGAATAACGATTATTATGACAAAAAGTGGAAACAGTCCTGGCAGCGATACCATAAAAACAAGGCCAGTTACCGATATTTATGTTCTACTTGCAACAAAAAGACCAATAAAAGTATCGCCACTGTTTCATCAACTATTATTTAAAAATTATAATAAATATAATGATGATTAAGAAATTACTGGATGTATTTAATTTTAATAAGATTATTCAGGATAATAACAAACTAGATCATGAAAATTTTATTCAAGATGTACTTGAGGATGTTGATTTATTATCAAGAAGACTTGAATATGATATTTTTATTGAAAACTGTTCTCATGATTGGGTAAATTATGATGATGCCAAGCTAAATAGAATAGCAAACGATCTTAAAGTTAAAACCAAACTTCAATTAGATAGAATTTCTACAAAAGCTAAGATAGGACCTTTGAGTGTGTTAGATTCAAAAATGTTACAACTATTGATTGTGTGGTCACCACCCACTCCTCGAGTGAGTGGAAAGTGTATGATGTGTGATAAAACGATCACAGTAATTTATATTAACGATAAAGAACATATCATGATGTATTAAGTGGATGGATGGGCTAGTGAGAAAGATCAGTTGGATAGTATCTAACCGCCCCTTGTTCTGCATAGATAACTTATTAAGGATGATAAAAATGATTAAGTAATAATTCGATATTATTACTTATAATACAGTATGAATATTTTTATACTATCTTGGATAATCAAAAACTGTGTCAAATATCACTGTGATAAACATGTAGTTAAGATGATATTAGAAACTACCCAACTTTTATCTACGTGTCAGCATATGGTAAATTCCAATCAAGCACAGATCTGGACTAGCGAAGAAAAGATATATCGTAAAACCCATATGAATCACCCCTCATCTTTGTGGACCAGGGAGTGCAGGGAGAATTATATTTGGTTATGTCATCTGGGATTGGCTCTCTGTCGGGAGTATGGTTTTCGATACGACAAGAAACCAGAGGATCACAAATGTTATCAAAAACTGGTGTTTTTGATAACTCATATTCCGCCGCAGTTAATATCCAACGACGGGTTAATCACATTACCCAAAATGGCAATGCCTGACAAATACAAATGCCAAAACCCGGTTACATCTTATCGTACATATTATCTTAATGATAAAGAACGAATGCTTGTCTGGCGCAAACGTGGTCCTCCTAGTTGGGTTCCTACATCACATCGTCGTGTTCATTACAATTCAGAGATCAAACGCTTATCTAAAATACTAGATAAGCTAAATGGACGAGTTAGAAAATTAGATGATCATATTAAGGAAATCAAAATAATAACTTCCGAAATCGATGACATGAAGCAGATTTTGGCTAATCTGTAATCTGGATATAGTTTAAATCCCGAAATCAAAAACAAGAAATTATTTTGTCGTCAATACAAAATGAGTTTTACACAAACTGGTATTGAGCAGAAGAGACTGCCATCAGGTGCAAAAGTAATAATATATAATCTGAAAAAAGTGAAGATCCATATATATGTTGCTCCTGAAAAATCATTTGGTAATGCTACCCATATTATTGAGACTCCAAACTATCTGTCATTAGTTGATACTCAATATCAGATTCCATATTCCAAAGAATTTCGGAAATATGCTAATTCCTTAAACAAAGTTATTGCAGGTGTAATTATCTCTCATGCTCACCCTGATCATTATTTCGGACTTACATCTTCTTTCAACGATGTCTTATCTTATGCACTTCCCAAGACAATAGAAGATATTAAAAACAAAGGACCAATTATGATCCAAGAAGGTAAAAAAGAATTAGGGGATCTGGTTCCCGATCATGTTACTGTTCCTACTAATGTTCTCCATATGGGAGATGTAGTGGTGGATGGATTGACCTTTAGATATAGAAAATATGACAAGGCGGAGGCAGATACTCAAGTAGTGATTGAATTACCGGAATTGAAAACTGTTATTGTGCAGGATGCTATATCAAATAGATATCATCCTTGGATGGGAAATTACACAGATAATTGGATACGAATGCTGGAATCTTTGAAACAGGAATACAAATCTTATCGACTAGTATTATCTGGACATGGTAATCCCGGATCGTCTGGTGCTTTTGATCGAATGATCAAATATTTACAAGATGTTAAAGATATCATTGACAAATCTGGAGGTGATAAGAAATTAATCGAAGAGAGAATTGTTGCAGCATATCCTAACTATAAGGGTAGACATATTATTCCAATGTGGTTGAAATATATGAAATAATTTATAAACATATAATAATTTTTATTATATGTTTTATTACAGAATTGTTGTCTTTCTTTTCCAAACAGTGGTCTGTGCTTCTTTGCGTGCCTGTGGTGAACCGTATTGAGGTGGACGCGAATCACGACCTCTAGAATACGTTCTTCTGTTGGAATGACCTTGGTATCCCTTACCCTGATAACCACCGACATCTCTAGTTTGATGACTTCTGCCCCTTCCTCGTGCTCCGCTCCAATTCCTCGAACTGTCTCTCGTGCCTCTATATCCTTGTCTACCACGACCTCTCCCACCTCTACGACCAAATCTTTTCTCCTTCTCTTTCTCCATGAACTGTCTGAACTGTTTCTTCTGTCTATCCAAAGCTACCATTTCCGGATCTCGGATAATTACGATGTTATTTGCCTGGGTGTACAATCTAGCTCTCTCTTCTGAAAACACTGTTGTGCTATTCACTGCTTGAATAACTCTAGTTGGTTCAACAAACGGAATCAATACTGTTCCTTGCCACTCCGCATTCTTTCCATCCATCTCGACAATGACTTCAGTTGGGTAGAGATCAGCGATTGGACTGTCCTTCGACATCAAATGTGTCACTTCTCTAGGAAGCAAAGATTTTGATTTGAGAGGTAGAACCGATAACAGTTGATGTATTGGGTTTAAGACCAATTGATTACCTTGAGTCAAGTATCCATCAACACTCCCGATTTGGGAAAGTACTAATGACAGATCAGAAAGTAATGGTGTGTGATGGTAGCGGTAAACAAAATCAGCATTGATAGCGGCTGTTCCTCGAGTGTAATAGTTATACACCCATGCCATTCCAATGAGGTATTGTTCACACATATCTACAACCTTGTCCATAGACACGCCAAAATTATACCCTGGCATAATTTTCTTAAAGACTCCAAATGTCTGACCTCGTGGGGTCAGAGCATTTTGATACCATGCGCCTCGGAATATGTCGTAGTTGAACTCTGTCTGGAATGTTATCTTTTTACCAATAATCATAGCCCCACCTTCTTCTATCTTTTCGGTCCTTACAGATGCAGCCCTCAACATTCGGGAGGGGTATTTGACATCTCTAACTGCTTCGTGTTGCAAAAGCCTTGTCTCTTCCTTTGCTAGATTAGTTAAAAATGCACTCAACCCAGGCCAGTCAATATCAGATTTTTTATCATCCGGGGTGGTTAGAGATCTTCCGGTATCCTTATATACTTGCATCAGGGTAGCAATAGCCTCATCCATATCCTCCAATGTTGGAGAGTGAGGTAGGAAATCGTTACCAATCGTAAACATCATAACTACAAAATCCTGTATTGCAGTTGGTAATTTTAATTCTTGCTGAATAGCTTGCTTGAAACTATTTATGTCAATAACATCCCTAATATCTTCACGCATCAAAGAAATATTATCTAAAGGAGCAATCATACTAAGCATAATCAAATCCGCGTCCATACCATAGAGAACGTGAGAACCCATTCCACTAATTTCACCTGATCGCATCAGGTCCATAATCTTGTGTTCTCCTTCTCCTGGAACCATATGAGATGAATAAATCACCTTAGGTGGGAGAGTTGACTGGTATGAAACTATCCAGCGCTGAAGAAAGTTGTCAAGACGAATCATGAAATCTGTTCCCGGCGTGATAGCGTTAGAATCAAATACGACCTTACCAGCCTGATCCATTGCAGATCTAAATCGCCTTTGACGCTGTTGGGATATCTTTCCTTGAGGGGCCACTCCATCGACGGCGATAACAAATATTTCAGTTGGGCGTACTTGTGCGAGGATTTCCTGTAGTTTAATTGATATGGCATTGTATAACTCGGCCTCCAACATTTTTGGATCGGCTTTCTCAACCAGACGTCTGCGAGCTGGATTTTCTCCTTGCCCGTATGCGTAAACTAGTTGAGCCTGTTCATGAATAATACCGTTTGCGTCGAGAGAAAACGACGAAACATATCTCGGGACATTTCTTCGTAGAACTCCCTTATATCTCTTGTCACGTATCCATTTGTAAAAGTGTGGCACACCCATGATGAAAAATATGTATTTTAAATACACTTATTTATTTTTAAAAAGGATAAAAATTAAAATATCATTTTTATCCTATTGTCTGGAATCAATTAATACTTAAATACTACCTAATAGGGTAGTTTTTGATTAGAACAATCCGAATATGGATCCAAAGAAATATTTCTCTATGATATTTTTTATAAAGTAATATTGATCCAATTTATTATTTTTGTAATATCAAATCAAAAATAAAATTAATGGAATGTCATCTGCACCGACTGGGACTTTTTCTATAAGTCCTAAGATTCCACCATTAGTGAAACCAATGTTATTCAAATCAAATAAAAACCAGAAAAATATTAATACTATTACACTAGACAAACTTTTAGGAAAGGGTGCGTATGGAACCGTCTACATGTGCCGTGATGAAAATGGAGAGAAACTAGCTGTAAAATGTATAAAAACAATGGATTTTGGCATTCCATCTTTGATAGAGGCATCTATTATGTCTGTAATTCATCATCCAAATTTGTCCAAAGCTCTCAAAATTCACTCTACTCCGGAAAAATTATATATAGTACAGGAGTTAGCAATTTCAGATCTTAGGGTTTATAGGGTCAACAATGAAATCTCTGAAGAATTGGCCTATCGTTGGATTCATATGATTTGTCAAGGAATTAATTGTCTCCATAAACATGACATTATTCATGGTGATATAAAAGCTAGTAATATTTTAGTTTATCCTGGAGAGAAAATAAAGATTAGCGATTTTACACTTGCAACCAACACCATGTGGAAAAATAAATACTGTCCCTGTACTCCTACCCATCGTCCGTTGGAGATCTGGTTGGGTAATAGTTGGGGTAAATCAGTCGATATCTGGTCATTGGGATGTACTATATTTGAACTTGTTTATGGTAAAACATTATTTGTTAATCAAACAAGAGATGCGTTTATTAATGCATTATTAGATTGGTACAATTATTTACCATCTCAATATAAATATTCAGATATAAATGTTTCATACAGAGAAACATTTCATTATACTTTTAGTTTACCTGATTCGTTTAATGTATCTTCACCTCTTGATAGTTTGATTCTATCCACTTTGATTATAGATCCATCTTACCGACCATCGGTGGAGGAAATATTAAAGTATGACCAATTTAGGTCTTACCCAAAGGTGCCATCGATGGTAATCAGTTCTCCAATAACTTTTCTTTTGCCCAAAACTGAGAAGAAACTCAGAAAAAAATTAGCACATATATTGAATGATAAAATAACAATAGAACTATCTTATAATTTGTATTCTCGATTAACGGGAATGGTCAATGCAAATGATAATATCAAAATGTTAACTTGCTCATGGATTGCACATAAAATGGTCCACCGAAAAAATATTTCTTTAGATATATTACCATGTGAATTGCATGAGATATTACAGATGGAAAGAAATATATGTGACTATCTTTCATATCGTTTATATTGTAAAACGAATCAAGTTGTATTTAGAGATAATAAATATCAAACTGAACTTTGAATATTTTTGGTAAATTAAACTTTTTTCTCAATATAAAATGGATTATTACTACGACGATACGTCTGGATCATCAGAAAGATATGAACACGGATATTGTAGAAGAAGTCGTGAGTCGTCTTCTGAATATAAACCTAAGAGGAAGCACAACAGGAGAAATAAGCACAAAAGAAAGAAGGATCGAGGCAAGGCTACCAAAGCTTCCAAATATTATTATTCTAGTTCCTGCGATAGTAGTTCAAGTGAATGTTCTTACTCTTGTGACGAGAAAGGACCTACTGGTGCTACTGGACCTAATGGAGCAACTGGAGCAACTGGAGCAACTGGAGCAACTGGAGCAACTGGAGCAACTGGAGCAACTGGAGCAACTGGAGCAACTGGAGCAACTGGACCTACTGGACCTACTGGACCTACTGGACCTACTGGTGCTACTGGACCTACTGGTGCTACTGGTGCTACTGGACACAAAGGTAAGAGCAAGAAAGGTCCACGAGGACCCCAAGGACCTAAAGGACCTCGTGGTTGTCGCGGTTTCCCCGGTGCTCGTGGAAAGTGTGGACCTACTGGTGCTACTGGAGAAACTGGACCTCAAGGACCTCAAGGACCTCAAGGCGAGAGAGGAAAGCAAGGTGATCCCGGTCCTCGTGGGTATCCCGGTTGCCGTGGACCTACTGGTGCTACTGGAGAAACTGGACCTCAAGGACCTCAAGGACCTCAAGGCGAGAGAGGAAAGCAAGGTGATCCCGGTCCTCGTGGGTATCCCGG